GGATCGCACGAGCCGGAGGATCCGGCTGGCAGGACGCGGCATGGCACTTCTACAACACGATCGGTGAGTACGCCTACGCCGTCAACTGGGTGGGCAACCTCCTGTCCAGGGCGAAGTTGTACGCCACGCGTGATGACGGCAACGGCCCTGAGCGGCTGCCGTCCAACGACCCCGCCTCGGGGTACCTGGACGCGCTGTTCCTCGACTCGCAGGGCAAGGCGACCGCCCTCCAGCAGATCGGTGTGCACTACACCGTGGCCGGTGAGGCGTACATCGTTGGCACCGAGGACACGGACGGAGACCACTGGGACATCGTGGCCTCCACCAGGATTCGCCGTGAGAACGACCGGTGGATGGTCGACGGGCACGCGCTGCCTGCCGACGCCCTGGTCATCCGGATCTGGCGACCGCACCCCGTGGAGAAGGGCTGCGCCACCTCCCCCTCACGGGCTGCCCTGCCGATCCTCTCGGAGATCGAGCGCCTCACCATGCACGTCGCCGCCCAGGTGGACTCCCGCCTGGTCAGCGCTGGCATCGTCTTCCTGCCCAACGAGATGACGTTCGCGGTCATCGACGAGGACGGCAACACCATCACCGGGTCCAGCGACCTGTTCGTGCAGACCCTCCAGGACGTCGCCTCACGCGCTATCGCCAACCGCGACAGCGCTTCCGCCCTGGTGCCGATCGTGATCAGCGCAGACGGTGAGTCCCTGGACAAGCCGAACCACATGAAGTTCTGGTCCGACCTGGACGCGCAGGCCATCGAACTGCGCACCGAGGCGATCCGTCGCCTCGCGCTGTCCATGGACATGCCGCCCGAGATCCTCACCGGTCAGGGCGACACGAACCACTGGAGCGCCTGGAGCATCGACGAGTCGGCCATCAAGTCTCACACCGAGCCCCTCCTGGCCCGGATCGCTGACGACCTCGCCATCGGTTACCTGCGTGGGATGCTCACCGACGACGGCATGGACCCCGAGGAGGCCCGCGCCTACGGCATCGGCGTGGACACCACCGAGATGCGCCTGCGCCCCAACCGCTCCCAGGAGGCCCTGGAACTGTGGGACCGGGGCGTGCTCAACGCGCAGACCCTGGTGGAGGAGACGGGCTTCAAGGCGGAGAACATCCAGGACGACGCCGAGCACCGCCGCTGGTTCATCGACAAGGTGGCATCCGGTCAGACGCAGCCCGAGATCGTCGAGGCCGCGCTGCGTGCCCTGGGCATCAACCTGGAGGTTCGTGCCGAGGTCGACGACCCTGACCCCGACCGGCCCGACAGTCACGAGGCCCGGCCTACGCCCTCCCTCCAGGAGCACCCGAGCCGGGACATGCCCGACATCAACGAGGCGTCACTCCTGGCGGCCTCCGAGGTGCTGGTCTTCCGTGCGCTGGAACGGGCAGGCAACCGCCTGCGGAACAAGATCCAGCGGAAGATCCCCGGCGTGGGGGCCGCCGAGACGTACATGTTCCACAAGGTCGACACCGGCACGCTGGAGTTCGTGCTGGAGGACGCCTGGCAGAACGTCGACCGCTTCGCGGCCCGGTATGGCGCTGACCCACAGCGCTTGACCGACTGCCTGGACGCCTACACCAGGGCGATCCTGGTCGAGCAGAAGCCTCACGACCCCGAGATGATGCGGGCGTTCGTCAGCCTGCTCAAGGTGACCTCATGAAGTTCAGCGCAGACATCGAAACCTTCGCCGCACAGCGCCGCGAAGCCCTGGAGAGGGGCTTCGACACGCTCGCTCCGGCCGTGCAGGACGCGCTGAGGGCGTTCGGAGGGCAGGACTGGTTCACGCCGATCCTCGATGCGGCCATCGAGGTGTGGAACGAGACTCAGAACGCTGAGGGGAGCGACGTTCGGGTCACTTCTGCCTTCCTGTCCGCCCTGACGGCCTCTCTTGAGCAGACCAGCGCCCCTTCTGACCCCCCTGACGAGGTTCAGGTGCGTCGGATCGCCAACTGGGTGGCCGTCTACGCCATCAACGCCTCCACGATGGCCGCTGCGAATGCTGTCGAGGGTGAGTTCGTGCTCCTGGAGTGGGTCACCATGGAGGATGAGGACGTTCGCGCCCTTCACCGGCCCCTGGATGGCGTCCAGCGCCCCGTTGGGGAGACATTCCAGGTCGGTGGGAGCGAACTGCACTACCCAGGAGAGCCGATCGGCCCCCCTGAGGTGTGGATCAACTGCCGCTGCCTGGCCCGGCCCGTCGTAGGAGATGAGATGACCGCACGAACCTTCGCCGTCGAGCCCGACGAGGACCTTGACGACGCCCCCATGATCGAGAGCGACTCCGAGTTCGAGTTCGACGAGATTCCGGTACACGGAGTGCTCGCCCCCATCAACGTGATGTCCGGTGACGGCCGGACGCTGACCGAAGTGACCTGGGCCGAGGTCCCGCAGGCCCTGCGCTGGGTCAAGATGGACGCTGGCGCTCACGATGGCGCTGTGCGCGTCGGCACCATCAAGAACATCTACCAGGGCGACGGTCTGGTGCGCTGGTCGGGCACGATGCTGCACACACCCGAGGCTGACGAGGCGATCAACCTCCTCGCGGAGGGGCCGATGGGGCTCAGCGTCGATCTGGACTCCACCACCATGGAGGTCGACGAGGATCTGGCCGAGCCGGGGCAGATGTACGAGATGCGCGTCACCGGACGCATCAGGGCAGCCACACTCGTGGACATCCCTGCGTTCGTCGAGGCGTACGCGATGCTGGGTCCCGACCCGGACGACGAGCCGATGATGGACGACGATCTCCTGGCCGCTGGGTGCATCCCGTGCGCTGCCAAGGAACTCGACGAGCACTACGCGACCCTGGTCGACTTCGCGATCAGCGAGGCCGCGTGGGACGGAGCCGCCAGCCGCTTCACCGACGAGGAGTGGGTTCGGAGCACGGTCGTGGACCGGGGCGAGTCGTTCAGCACCCCCAAGGAGCGTTACGCCGTCCCGATCCTGGAGCCCAACGGTGACCTGAACCGCGCTGCGGTGCACAACGCTGCCGCCCGCATCAACCAGGTCGACGCACCCGAGGCTGCCATCACCTCCGGTGAGCGCAAGTTGGTCGCCGCCTACCGCCGCCTGGACGAGGAGCCGCCCGAGTCGCTCACGGCATCAGCCTTCGCCCCCGGCACGAAGGACGGCCCCGGCTGGATTACCCACCCGGTTCCGACTCAGCGCATCCGGAACTACTGGACCCGTGGCGCTGGCGCAGCCAAGATCCGGTGGGGAGTTCCTGGTGACTTCAACCGCTGCCGGAACCAGTTGCGCAAGTACATCGCCAACCCCGAGTGGCTGGCCGGGACCTGCGCGAACCTGCACTTCGTCGCGCTGGGCGTCTGGCCTGGGCGCGAACTCACCCGCTCCGTCGAGGGTGCCGTCATGGCCTCCGCCTTCACGATCTACGAGGAGACCAACGTGCTTCCTGCCGAGTGGTTCATGGACCCCGAACTGACCGCCCCCACCCCGGTGACCGTCACCGCTGAGGGCCGGGTGTTCGGGCACATCGCCCAGTGGGGGGTGTGTCACTCCGGTCTGGGCCTCAGCGTGGGCATGGACGACTCGTGCACCGCTCCCCCGAACAGCCCGAGCAACTACGCGTACTACCGCACGGGCGTCGTGGACACCGACCAGGGGGAGATCCCGGTCGGCAACCTCACCATGGGCATCGGCCACGCTGGTGCCCGCCTGTCGGCTAACGCTGCCTCAGCGCACTACGACAACGTGGACGCCGTGGTGGCAGACGTGGTCACGGGTGAGGACGAGTTCGGCATCTGGTTCTCCGGTGCCATGCGCTCCAACCTGACCGATGACCAGGTCCGCGCGTTCAAGGCGTCGACCCTCTCGGGTGACTGGCGCAGGATCGGCGGCGAACTGGAACTGGTCGCCGCCCTGTCGGTCAACGTGCCCGGCTTCCCGATCCCGCGCCTGGGCCTGGCTGCCTCCGGTGGTCGGCAGACGGCGCTGTTCGCTGCTGGTGTGATCGAGCGCGAAGCGGTCGCCACGGTCGAGCCCATCAACGTCAAGGAGTTCGTCAACGCCGTCGAGGCGGAGATGTCTCGCCGCGAGCAGGTCCGTGCCGCCAAGGCGAAGTACCGCTCCACGGAGCGCAAGCGCCTGGTGACCCGCAAGTGATCCACTACGAGAGGGGATGAAGCCATCGCATGTGCATGTAAGAGGGGGACCAAGAGCAACGTGACCTACAAGGTCACTCTCCCTGACAAGACGGTGAAGACATACCGCTCCAAGACCGAAGCCAAGATGGCGGTCGCCCGCAAGGGCGGCTCCTGGGAAGAGGTCTCTGGCTGAGATTGAAGCGCGCTTCAACAAGGACGCCTCCAATGGAGGCGTCCTTGTTGTGTGTATCCTCTGATCAGAAGCAAGTCGCACGACCTGATGGTGCCCGAAGGGCGCGTGCAGTAACCCACGCCCTTACGTACCCAAAAGGAGTGCGAAATGTTCGTAATCCCCGAGGACCTCACCGCCCTCTCGGGCGAGGACCTTGCTGCCGCGCTGGCCGAGGCCCGCGACGAGGTCGCGTCGCTGAACGGCAAGCCTGACGCCGACTTCACTGACGGTGACCTCGACCGCCTCAAGTCGCTTCTCGACTTCGTTGACGCTGGCGACGCTGCCGAGGTGGCCGCTGCGGAGAAGGTCGCTGAGCGCACCGCTACCCGCGAGCGCGCCGCTGCCGCAACCGCCAAGCCCGCCGAGGACGAGAAGGCTGCCGAGGAGGCTGCCAAGGCCGAGGCTGAGGCCGCTGCCGCCGAGGAGGCTGAGGCCGCTGCCGCTGCTGAGGCCGAGGCTGGCAAGGAACTCGTCACCGCCTCTGCTCGCAAGCGCGTCGTGGCCAAGGCCGCTGGCGCTGCCCCCGAGGCTGTCGCCCCTGCTCGTCCTGCGCCGGTCATCCGCGCTGCCGCCGATGTCCCCACCTTCGCCACCGGGTCCACCCTCAAGGATCTGGGCGACGTCACCGAGGGCTTCATCCAGCGCTTCTCGAACTTCCCCAAGGGGAAGGTCGGCAACATGCAGAACCGTTACGGCGTCGCCAGCATCACCAAGCAGCGCACGGACGGCCTCACGGTCGACAACTTCCGCTCGGTGCAGGACCTGATCCAGGCCGCGTCCGTCGAGGCTCGCCTCCCGGGCGGGTCGCTCACTGCGGCCGGTGGCTGGTGTGCTCCGTCCGAGACCCTCTACGACCTGTGCACCATCGAGTCGACTGACGGCCTCTGGGACCTCCCCGAGGTCCAGGTCAACCGTGGCGGCATCATCTTCACCAAGGGTCCCTCGTTCGAGGACTTCTACGCCTACGCGGCCACCGCGTTCCAGACCGAGGCCGAGGCCGAGGCTGGCACGGTCAAGGTCTGCATCCCGGTCGAGTGCCCGGAGTTCGAGGAGGTCCGCCTGGACGCCGCGTACGCCTGTGTCTCGGCTGGCATCCTGACCAACGCCGCCTACCCGGAACTGATCCGGCGCTACATCGAGGGCACGCTGATCGCTCAGCGTCACGCCGTCTCTGCGCGGATGATCGCTGCGGCCGAGACCATCACGGGCGCTGCCATCCCGGTGCCGGACGTGTGGGCCAACGCGCTGAGCATCCTGCACACCCTCGAACTCGTTGCTGAGGGTGAGCGCGAGCGCTTCCGCATGGCACGGTCCGCGACCCTGGAGGTCCTGCTCCCGTACTGGGTGCGGCCCGCTCTGCGCGCTGACCTCGCCAACCGGACCGGCGTGGACATGACCAACGTCACCGACGCGATGCTCGACTCGCACTTCACCAACCGGGGCATCCGGGTGCAGTGGCTGTACAACTACCAGCCGCTGGACGTGGACACCGCTGGCATCGCCACGGACTACCCGGACACGCTGGAGACGATCATGTACCCGGCTGGCACCTTCGTGATGCTGACCGACGACGTGATCCGTCTCGACGCCGTGTACGACTCCGTGGGCCTGAGCACCAACACCTACACCGCGATCTTCGCGGAGGAGGGCGTGGCTCTCGCCAACGTGTGCCACGACCCCCGCCGCCTGTCGATCGACTTCGCGGTCACCGGCCTCACCGCCGCTGCCATCATCAACCAGGACTTCGGCGAGGCCCCGCCCGCCTACGTCGAGGCGTGATCCCTTAGCCAGGAGGTGCTGCCCGCCGCAGCACCTCCTGGCCCCTGATCGAAGGGAGGTCGGCGGATGCCTCTGGCAAACCCTGTCTACATCGAAGCCCCGGCCGTCGCCCCGGCCGCTGGTGGTCTGTACGCCGTTGCGAACGTCATGGAAGGCGACGTGCACATCGGCGCGTCGGGCTTCCACTACCTGTCCGAGAACTGTGGTGTCGCCTCCGGGATCGACGACCCTGCCTGTATCACCGCTGCAGAGCGGGCCGAGAAGACGTTCGACGAGACCGACGTCATCGCGTCCACCGACCCGTTCGCGGTCTACAAGGGTGTCTCGTGCGTGGATCTCCACGACGACGACACCGACTGGGCTCGGCGCGGTCTCGAACTGACTGAGCACATCGCCGTCGAAGAGGGCGTGATGGGCCAGTTGCTGGCCGGAGCCACGGACATCACCCCCACCCCCGGCACTGCCATTCCGGTGCGTCACGGCATCGCCCTCCTGGAGGGCATCGCTGCGGCGAACTACGGGGGCGTGCCTGTGCTGCACATGGCTCGCTCGACGGCGACCATCGGGTTCTCCGAGCGGGTCCTGGAGCACGACCTGAACTTCATGGTCACCACCATGCAGGGCGCGCTGGTCGCGAACGGGGGCGGCTACGAACTGAACCTCAGTCCGGCTGGCGCTGAGGCTGCTGCGGGCGAGGCGTGGATCTACGTCACCGGTGCCGTCACTGTGGTGCGCGGCCCCGTCACTGCCATCCGGGTCATCCCCGGCACTGGCGCGGAGGGTGGTCACCTGAACAACCAGTTGGCGCTCGCTGAGCGTCTGGTCGCTGTCAGCGCCGAGTGCATCAAGTACGCGGTCCTCGTGGAACTGGTGGTGTGACATGGAGTACGCAACCTACGGGCCGCGCTCCCGGCACAACGCCACTCTGCTCGTGCGCGCGGCCGAGGCACTCGGCTACCCCACCTCGGTCGTGAAGACGACACGGGGTGGCTACAAGGTGCCTCAGGAGGTCCTGGACGCCGCTCTGGGCGTCGAGAACATCGAGGAGGGCGTCACTTACCCGGCACCCTCCGAGCCTGCCTCTGAGGGCCAGACAGACGTCCTTGCCCCTGAGGGCCAGGCGGATGCTCCTGCTGAGGTGGAGAGGCCGAGGGGGAATGCTTCGCGAGAGGCATGGGCGCAGTACACCCTGACCCGCTTCGGCATCGAGGTCACGGACGACCTGTCGCGTGACGACATCAAGAACCTCGTGAACGAGGAGGAGTAGTGCTACTCGCCCCAGCGCTTGGCAGCACCCTTGAGGCCCCGTTCACGCGGGGTCAGCATGGGCTTGCCTCCACGCGCTCGGGCACGCCGCTCCTTGGAGTTGATGTTCAGGCAGATGCGGCACTGCCTGCGTCCGTCAGGTGCGATGCGCCCGATCTCAGGGTCGGTCACGTCGTGCCCACGGGAGCAGGTGTCGCTGCGGTGGTTTTCGCCTTTCTGCTTACGGCGCTGTGCGGCCTCGGCCTTGCACGTCAGGCAGGTCCTCACAGGATTCCCGTTGCTGCCCTTGATGGTGACGAAGTCCGACCCTTCGGCGAGGAGCGGGTGCCCCTTGAAGCAGCGGTTCTGAGCACGCTTGTTCGTCCCGTGGTCCACGTCGCGCAGATGCGCCGGATTTACGCACCTGCGGTGCAGGCACGTCTTGTTCCTGCTGATGCAGGACAGGTCTTCGTGGTGGCAGGTGTGGTCGATCTCGAAGTCGGGCCACTTGCCATTCGCCAGGAAGAAGGCCATCCGGTGCGGGCTGACCGTCCTGCCTTCGTACCAGAACGTTCCGTATCCACCCTTCCCTACGTGTCCGGTCCAGTGCCAGCACTCTTCAGGACCACGCCTGTCCGCCTTGTTCCAGAATCTCTCCATGCCTACAGCGTAGCAGCGTGGTACATAGAAAGGGTATGCGAATGGTGACCCGTTGTGCATCCTACGTGAGGGGCCGCGTCCTCCGAGTCACGCGCCTCGACGCTTGCGGCCGACTCGTATATGGCCCCGACTCGGTGGTCACGTCCTCGGGCTTCGTGTCCGTGGCGTACACCGCCAACATCGATGACGGTGAGGAGATCAACCTCCTCAACGCCAACGGTGATCGCTGCACCTACGTCCCTGCCAAGCCGTCCTTCCTCGGGTACACGGTCGAGATCACGTTCTGCAACGTCGACCCCGACCTGTTCGCGATGATGACCGGTCAGCGTGTCGTCACCGACGCATTCGGTGACGTCGTGGGCTTCACCATGGACACGGCCGTCGCCTCTGACGAGTCGGCGTTCGCGCTGGAGGTCTGGGCGGGTAGCCCGACGACCAACGGTTGTGTCGACGGCGCCAGCGGCACCTTCGGCTACGTCCTGCTGCCGTTCCTCCAGGGCGGCGTGGTTGGTGACTTCACGATCGAGAACGCTGAGGTCACCTTCACCGTCTCGGGCGCTGCCACCAGGGACGGAAACGCCTGGGGTGTTGGGCCGTACGACGTCGTTCTCGGCGCGGACAGCCTGCCCACCACGCTGCCCGACCCGCTCACCGCGACCGAGCACCTGTACTTCTCTCAGACTGGCGTTGCCCCGCCTGAGGCGCAGTGTGGTGCACGGCCTCTCCTGGACCCCGACGCTGACCCGATCACGGATGTCACGGTCACCCCGGAGGGCCTGTCCGTCGAGTTCGACCCGGTCCCCGCCAGCACCGACCCGTGGTGGGTCGACTTCGGTGACGGCACCTGGGACTACTCGGAGGACGGTTCCGCCATCACGCACGTGTACGACACCGAGGGCACGTACACGTGGATTGCCTACCGCAACGACTCGACCGTCACGGGCGATGTCGACGTGGAGGCCCCGCCGACGATCCTGTCGATCGACCCGGACACCGGTCCTGAGGCTGGTAGCACCGCTACTGTCCTGACCGGTACGGACTTCACTGGCTCCACCGCCGTGAACTTCGACGGGGTGCCGGGCACCGCGTTCTCCGTGGTGAACGACACCACCATCAACGTCACCACCCCTGCCGGGACTGGCGTCGTGGACGTGGAGGTCGTGAACCCGAACGGGAACGACACCCTCACGGGCGGCTTCACATACACCCCGTGATCCGCACCTGAAAGGATGAGGGCCAGACTCGCAATGGGTCTGGCCCTCATCCCGTAGAAGGAGAAAGATATGGCCGACCTGACGCTGGCACAGATCCTGGCCTTGCTGGCAGACAACACGACTGGGGACATCAGCGCTGCTGACGTTCGTGATGTCAGCACGGCACTCTTTGAGCGCACTGATGGCACGAACCCGATCGCGGCGCTGCTGTTCGACGTAGCCGCACCGAGCACCCCCGGACTCCACACGCCCGGCCACATGCACTGGAACACCTCGGACGGCATCGCGGAGATCATGTCCGACGTCGATGGCGTGGTGCTCCAGTTGGGCCACGAGCAGTGGGTGAACGTCCGCAACAACTCCGGCGCGACGATCCTCAACGGTCGTGCCGTGCGGATCACCGGGGCGGTGGCGAACCTGCCCACGATCGGCCTGGACGACGGGCTGGGCACGGTCATCGGTGTGGCGACGCACGACATCGCGAACAACAGCAACGGCAAGGTCACCACGTTCGGGCTCGTGCGCGAACTGAACACG